TCAGTCGAGCCCGTCGTGCCGCCAGAGCGCCGCCGACTCGGATAAGTCGTCGCCGATCGTCTCGAACCGCAGGGCCCGCGTGGTGAGCGTGGTGGCCGTCTCGGGCGCCCCGATCTCGGCGTCGTCGGCGATGCTCACGCAGCCCTGCGCCATGATGCGGCAGAAGGCGGCGGCCCGATCCAGCGCCACCGCGAAGTCGCCGGTGAACAGCCCGCGCAGGATGCGGTCGGCCAACTCGGTGATCTCCTTCGGCCCGGTCGGCGACTCGGCCCCCGCGACCACGGGGTCGATTCCCTGCGTCATCGTGGTGCCGCGCTCGAAGAAGTAGCTGGCGAGCTCCGGGTCCTGCCTGATCAGCACGCGAAGCAGGTAGATGCGCCACAGACTGCCGGGCAGTGAATGAGCGGATGCTCGCGCCCACAGCTCGGCGATCGCATCGATCCCGTGGTCGTCGGTGAACGCCAGAAGGCGCTCGATGACCTCGGGCTGGGGGTCGTCGCGCACCCGGCTCAGCAGGGCGCCGGCCGTCTCGTGGGCGACCCGGTTCACGGTCGCCGGGTCGTCGGCGCCCTGGAAGGCCTCGAAGGCCGAGTTGCTGAAGAGCGCGGGGCGGTGGAAGTCGTCTGCCATGCGGTGATGTCCTGCCGGTCGGCGGTATGCGGTCGGAGTCTTCAACGGTAGTCACCCTCCCCCGCTTCCCACACCTCTCACGCGCACAGCGAACGCCCACCAGCGACCCGATCACTACGCGATTCGCGCTACCCTTGACCCCGAGGGCCTGTAGCTCAGTTGGCAGAGCATCGGACTTTTAATCCTTGGAGCGGTCCTCCATCTCCGCAGCCATGCGCATCGCGACGATCATGCGTTGCTCGCCCGCAGTGAGCTGCAGTCCACCGCTCGGGCTAGTGTCTCCCCCGTCGGGGAAGAACGAGCCAGGGTGGACGCCGAGAGCTTCCGCGATCTTCGTCAGCGTGTCGACATCGAACGGTACGTCACCAGTCAGCCGCCGACTCATCCACGACTGCGTCTCGCCGATAGATACCGCGAGTCGCGTCGCGCTCCACCCTCGGCGAGCGAGCTGGGCGCGGACCTCGCCGGCCACGTACCCGGCGGGCGTGTCGGTCTGGGGAAGCTTTGCGATGTTTGCCATGCGCTCAGCGTATATCCATCTCCCGCCAGCACGCAATACCGGTTGCTGAGAGCGCTGATCATGCGCTGATCGATTGACTGTCAGTTGTAATCATGCGCTGAGCGTGTGATACTCAGTCGCATGACGAGTATCAATTCCGCCGAGTGCATAAGCACCGGCACCACCGGAGATGCAGTCCGTGCAGCAATGAAGGCGGCCGGGGTCAGCCAGGCGGACCTCGCCGAGGAACTTGGCGTATCTCAAGCGGCGGTCTCGCGGCGTCTCGCCGGGAGTGTGGAGTTCTCTGTGGCCGAGCTGCGAACCGCAGCAGCAGTAACGCACACCACCCCCGCAGCGCTCCTCGCCGACGAGCAGCCCCCTGCTGTCGAGCTCATCAACACCGCCGACCCGCAGCGCGACGAAGCGCTCGCCGAGAGCGCGTGAGATGACGCTCGCAGTCGAGCGCCGCACCCGGCCGGCGGTCATCCCGTGGCGGTGGCCCGATCCGGCCGCCGGCGGTCACATCGACATCTGCACCACGATCGACGCCGGTCAGATCCGGTTCATCGCCCGAGACATCCTCGAGGCCATCGACGCCTTGGTGCCGGAGCTCGCTGGCGAGCCCACCCACGTTGGTCGCCTCTCCGATCACGCGACCGCCACCTCGTGGCACTACGACTACGCGGTGTCGGTGCTCGAGTCCTCAGACCACCCGAACGCCCGCCCGCTGCACACCTTCCTCTACTCCCTCATCTGCGAGATCGAAGCGCGTGGCATCACCGCCTTCGAGCAGTCGGTCACCCCGCACTTCCTCGTCCGCCCGGACGAACCCACCCTCATCTAGGAGCACACCATGTCACCTGCAGCGCGCACTGCACTCGAATGTGGCGGAGTCATCTCCGGCATGGCCGTCATCGTCGGCCTCCCGATCGCCCTCTTCGGCGGGTGGGGGGCCATCGCCGCGGCGGTCGCCCTCATCGCCCTATTCCGCAAGCTGGATCGCCGCTCGTGAGCGCCGACACCGAGCGCCCGGCGCCCCGCCCGACGTGGGCCGAGGTGACCGCGGCCGAAGATGCCCTCACGCACTGCCGCCTCTGCGGCGAGTCGACGGCCGAGGAACACCGGTGGGAATTCCCGCAGTGGCCCGGAGAGATCGTCTGCGACCTCTGCAAGCCGATCGCCGACCAGCTCGTGGACGACGGCATCAGCCCCGCCGCCCGCGCCGAGCTGCTCGCCGGCCGCGCCCGCCGCGCCACGGCCGGCGCCGCCATCTGCATGATCGCCACCGTGCTCGGCTGCATCGCCGTCGCCTGGCCGATCTGGTAGCGGCGCCATGTACGACGCGACGCTCATCGCCTGCCCCAACTGCGGCCTGTTCGAGGCTCACTGGGAGCCTGCCACCTTGTCCCGCCCCGGCTACTTCGTGTGCGCCGAACCCGAGGCGGTCAGCCGCACGCTCGACCTCTGCGCCGGCCCGGGCGGCTGGGACGAAGGCGCCCGCTCCCTCGGCCTCAACCTCGACATCTCCGGCTTCGACCTGTCGCCCAATGCCTGCGCCACAGCGTCGGCCGCCGGCCACCGGCGATCGGTCGCCGACATCCGCGCACTCGACATCGCCGACTTCTCCGAGGTGACGGGCGCCATCATGTCGCCGCCCTGCCCGACCTTCAGCAAGGGAGGTCTCCGCACCGGCCTCGGCCGCGACTACCAGCGGGTGCTCGACGTCTGGACGAGCATCGGCTGGGGCATTGACCCCGAGGAGGCCATCGAGGAGGTCGACGCAGTCGAGGACGAGCGCACTGCGCTGCTCGCCCTCGCCGGCCTCTGGGCCCTGGGCCTGCCGAACCTTGAGTGGCTCGCGATGGAGCAGGTGCCCGCCGTCGAGTTCGCTTGGGAAGACCTCGCCGCCGAGCTCTTCGCCACCGACTGGGAGTGGGTCGACGTGATGACCATCGACGCCGCCGACTACGGCGTGCCATCGCGACGCCGCCGCAGCTTCCTCGTAGCTCACCGCACCATGCCCGGCGCCCCCTGGTCGCTGCCCGAGAAACAGACCAGCATGGCCGAGGCGCTCGGCTGGGCGCCAGGCCACCGGGTCAACACCCGCGGCAACCGCAACAGCGCCGGCGGCAACGAGTTCAGCGCCGATAAGCCGTCATGGTGCCTCACCGGATCGACCCGCACCTGGGCGCGCGACGACGGCCTACGCCTCACCCCTGCCGAGGCCGGCACCCTTGTCGGCTTCCGCCCCGACTATCCGTGGCACGGCTCCCGCTCCGCTGCCTTCCTGCAGGCCGCCGACGTGGTCTCGCCCCCGATTGCCGCCGGCGTGCTCGCACGCATCCCCGGCCTCGCCACCGCCGGTCTCCCGTTCGACTTCACAGAAATGGCCGCAGCATGATCACTCCCTACTACGAGGACGGCGGCCTGTCGATCTTCCACGGCGCCTGCGAGGAGGTGCTCGCCGACTTCCCCGACGACCACTTCGACTCGGTCGTCTGCGACCCGCCCTACGAGCTCGGCTTCATGGGCCGCGGCTGGGACTCCTCCGGCATAGCCTTCGACTCGGCCATGTGGGCCGAGGTTATGCGCGTCCTCAAGCCCGGCGGGCACCTCCTCGCCTTCGGCGGATCCCGCACCTGGCACCGCCTCGCCGCCGCCATCGAGGACGCCGGCTTCGAGATCCGCGACTCGATTGCCTGGCTCTACGGCTCCGGCTTCCCGAAGTCGCTCGACGTCGCGAAGGCGCTCGACGCCAGCGAAGGCATCATCCGCGGAGCTCGCGGCGAAGTGAAGTCCGCCAACGGCCCCATGTCGGGCGCGAACTTCGGGCGCACCCCGAAGGGTGCCGCCGTGACCGAGGCCGCGAAGGCCTGGGAGGGATGGGGCACCGCCCTCAAGCCCGCCTTCGAACCGATCGTCGTCGGTCGCAAGCCCCTCGCCGGCACCGTCATCGCGAACATCCTCGAGCACGGCACCGGGGCCCTCAACCTCGACCGGAATCGCATCGCCACGACCGAGCAGCTCCACGGCTCCTCCACCCCGAACGACATCCGGGGCGGCCGGTTCGCGCAAGGCCACAAGGCGGCGACCGACCTCGCCGAGTACGAGCAAGCCGCCGGCGGCCGCTGGCCCACGAACGTCATCCTCGACGAGACCCAGGCCGCCGACCTCGACGCCCAGACCGGCGTGCTCACGAGCGGCAAGCTCGAAGCCCACCACGCCCGCGCGGCGAAGGAGTCGGGCATCCTCGGCGCCTACGGCTCGGCCGAGGGCGCTCGCGGCTATGGCGACTCCGGCGGCGCGTCTCGATTCTTCCCGGTGATGCCGACCTTCCACTACGAGGCGAAGGCGCCGACCTCCGAGCGGCCCTCGGTCGACGGGGTCCTGCACCCCACCGTCAAACCCCTCGACCTGATGCGCTGGTGCGTCCGCCTCGTCACCCGCCCCGGCGGCCGCGTCCTCGACAACTTCGCCGGCTCCGGCACCACCGGGGAGGCGTGCCTCCTCGAGGGCTTCGACTGCGTGCTTCATCGAGAAGGAGCTCGCACACCTCCCGCTCATCATGCAGCGCATCCGCAAGCCGCTGCAGCAGGGCCTCTTCGGCGACTGGGACGGTGCAGCATGACCGCCCCGACGCAGGCCGTGCGTCTGCAGACCTACGGCCGTGACCTGTCGCGTTGCGTGTCCTGTGGCCGGCGTGACGGCCTCGAGTTTCAGCACCGTCGTCGCACGGGCATGGGTGGCTCGAAGCTGCCCGTGCAGATCGCGGATGGTCTCGCGTCTTGCCTGACCTGCAACCCGGCGTATGAGCACGCGCTGCAGACGCGGGCCCTGTTCTCGGGTTGGAAGGTTCGCAGCTGGGTGAAGCAGCCCGAGCTCGTCCCCGTGTTCTACGTCCCGGAGATGTCCTGGTGGCGGCTGACGACGACGGGTGACCGGTACGAGCTGTCGGCGGCGGAGGTGCCGGCGTTCATGCACGAGGTCTACGGCGAGCAGTGGCTGCAGTGGGCGGACGAGCTGAACGAGGAGGTAGCCGCGTGAAGATCCCACCCACCGCGATGCTCTACGCGATCCACTGGCCCGACCTCGGCATCCTCAAGGTCGGCCGCGCCTGGCGCATGCACCGCATCCGCAACCTCGTCGCCACCGGAGGCCAGGTCATCGTGCTCATGCGCGACACCCCGGCCCTCTGGGAACGGGCGGCGCTCGCCGAGATGGACGCGACCTACGAGCGGGCATTCGCGAGCGACGAGGAGTCGATGAGCATCCTCCCCCACGGCCGCGGCTACACCGAGTGCTTCGAGGTGACCGAGGCGCAGCTCGACCGGGCTATCAGAACGATCTGCAGAGGTATCGCACGCTATGGCAATTCGAAGGCAACGGACCGTCAAGCCGCGGTTCTTTCAGGACGAGGAGCTGCTGACCGTGTTGCCGCCGCTGGTGCGGTGGACGTTCCTGGGGCTGCAGATGAACGCGGACGACTACGGCAACGAGTCAGCGAACCTGACGCTCCTGAAGTCGCAGATCTGGCCGATGGACGACGAGATCACGAAGTCAGTGCTCGAGGATCATCTGCTCGTGCTCGCCGAGGCGGGCTACCTGCTGCTGTACACGGTGGGGAAGCTCACCTACTACTCGGTGCTCAACTGGCGCGAGGAGTGGCAGACGGTGGACGGCAAGGCTGCCTCGCACATCCCGCCGCCGCCTCGCGAGCCGCTCGCGACACCCTCGCGAGGGCCTCGCGAGGACCAAGCGGTAGAGGAGAGAGGGAGCGCGGGGGCGCGCGGGCGCCGCGTGAGCGGCGGCGAGAGCGAGGAGGGCGAGGGAGAACCTCGCGACCCATCCGCGAGACCGTCGCCCTTCTGCTCGAAGCATCCGCAGGGCACCGAGCGCCCGTGCCGAGCGTGCGGGGTTGCCAGGCTCCGGCACCAGCAGTGGATGGACGACCTGATGGACAGCGCCGACCTGGCGACCGAGCTCGATCCGAACGGGGTGTGACCCGATGAGTGACCCGATCTACTCCCGCCCGAAGATCCGCCAGCTGCTCGCCGAGCGCCTCACCCCCGCCGAGGTGGCTGGGCGGGTCGGGTGCAGCGTCCGCACCGTCGAGCGCGTCAGGGCTGACGACCTCGGCGAGCCGGCACCCAAGCGGCGCTTCACCGCCGACGAGATCGCCTTCATGGGCCGTCTGTTCGAGGACGGGTGCACCCTCTCCGAGGTTGCTCGCACTCTCCACACCAGCACCGACCGCGTCCTCGACCACTTCCCGAACGCCCCCCGGGCAGACCAGGCGACCGCCGCCGAGATGCGCGCTCTCCGTGCTCGCCTCGACGCGATCCCGATCCGCCGCTACGGCCACACCGCCCGGCTCGCGTCATGAGACACGACGTCGTCCACCACCAGTCAGGAGACCCCATGTCCAACACCGAGTCCGACGCGGCGCACGCTGTCGCTCGAGCGAACGAGCAGCGTCACCTCCTCCGCCAGGAGGACGGCCGCAGCGCTCACACTTCCCGCACCTACATCGACCGTCCCGCCGACGAGGCCGGATTCGTGGAGAAGGTGCTCGAGGCGTTCGAGAGCAACGATGGCGTCGAGCTCATCCCCGGCGAACCCTGGCACTACCCGGACCGCACCTTCACCCCGATGTGGGCGTACGTCGCCCGCTCTGACCTCGGCATCGCGATCGAGAGGGCGTTCGCCGAGGGTCGCATCACCAAGAGCTACCACGACGTCCTGGTCGACAGGATCGTCGAAGCGTCCGAGAACAGCGACACCATCATCCGGGAGGCGCTCGCCGCGTTCCCCGACAATGCCTTGTTGTCGCCGGTCATCCGCTCGGCGGCCCGGCACTCGACGGGCAAGAAGTCGCCGTGGCCTCTGCTGTCGGTGCCGGATCTGACCGAGGAGCAGATGGAGGAGCTCGAGAGCTTGGGCTTCGACGCCGATGCGGTGAAGCGGGCCGTCACCGTGTTCAAGCTCAGCGCGCACGACGCCATCGTCGAGTCGGTGCAGTCGTGAACGGCTCGACGCAGTCGCGGGGCAAAGGCTCGTGGATGCAGACGTGGTCGGGTGGCCGGTTCTTCCCGATGGACCCGAACCCGGACGACATCAACCCGGACGACATCGCTCACGCGCTGGGGATGCTGTGCCGCTACAACGGGCACGTCGACCAGTTCTACTCGGTGGCCGAGCATTGCTTGCACCTGTCGTACATGGTGTCGCCGGAGAACGCGCTGTGGGCGCTGCTCCATGATGCGACCGAGGCGTACGTGGGCGACATGATCAGGCCGCTGAAGCAGCACATGCCCGACTACGTCGCGGCCGAGAACCGGGTGATGTGGGCCATCTGTGACAAGTACGGCCTCGACCGGAAGATGCCCGCCCAGGTGCGCGAGTACGACACCCGCATCCTCCTCAACGAGCGCGAGCGGTTCATCACCCGGGCGCCCGGTGGGGACTGGGGCAACGACGACCTCGAGCCCCTGCCCGGTCTGGGCTTCTTCGCCTACGGGCCAGCCGACGCCGCCAGGACATGGCTACGCCGGCTCGAGCACCTGACGGGCGTGAACCGGCAGGACGTCTATGGCGAGGACGACCTCGCCTTCACCACCGCACACCACCTGAAGGGGAACCGCTGATGTCTAAGCCCCGCACTGTCGCCAACTTCCCGAAGATGAAGGACCGCCGCAAGGCGCGCCGGATCCGCAAGTTCCGCCGCTACGTCACCGGCGCTCTGGGCATCAGCCAGACGTACCGCTCGATCAAGCAGCAGCGCTACTACTACGACCGCTACATGGCCGGTGTCAGCGCCGTCGCGTCAGGTGTCGCTGCCGCCGCCGCGGCGATGGGTGCCCTCGCCGCGGCAGCTAACGCAGCCAGCGACCGCATCACCGGCCTGCAGCAGGCGCTGTGCGACCACGAGGACACGGTCGAGATCAATGGTGGCCGCCGCTGCCTGGACTGCGAGCACGTCGCCGCTGACCCCACCCTGGTGATCTCGTGACCGCAGGCGAGACGGTCGAGCAGCTGCCCGTCGTCATCGACTACGTCGGGTGGGGAGGCAAGCCGGCGAGCGTGGTCGCCGACTTCGACCTCGGCTATGGCGTCCTCCCCCGTCGCTTCTACGGACCTCGCGCTGTCGTCTGGGATGCGGCCTTCGGCATCGTGAACGGCTTCCGCCCGAGCGCGATCGTCTACTACGTGCTCACCCGTTCGCTGAGTCCGCGCATCCTGCACCTCGCGTGGAGGCACGAGGGCCTACTCATCGACGGCCGACAGTGCCCCGGCATGATCGGCGACCGCTACTGCCCCATCTGCGCCCGCCGCTACGGCAACCCCTTCACGGACGGAGCAGTCTCGTGAGCGCGCAGCTCGTGGTGGCGTACACCCCGGATGCGGAGGCCACCCCTCGCGAGATCGCCGAGCGCCGCACCATGGCCGCTGCCGAGGCCATCGCGCTCGCCGATGACCGTGGTGGCGGAGAGGGTGTGGCCGTGGTCGCCGACGGCCGCGAGACACTCACCCTCGTCTCTGACGAGATCCCTGACGGTCACGTCTTCCAGTTCGCTACCCCCTCGGACTACGGCGAGTACATGGTGGCGCTGCGCATGGCGCGTGCCGGCCGGCTCGCCGAGTCCACCCACCACCGAGCCCTCACCCGCCTCGAAGATCGGCGCCCCGCATGAACGAGTACCCCGCATTCACCGACCCCGCCACCTGGTCGCCCATCTTCCGCTCCATCGTCAACCGCAACTTCGGAGCAACGGCGCTCGCCGTGGTGCCGTGCCCGACGAAGGGTCACAAGTTCGACCGCCCGGTGCGGCCGGGCACGGACCTGTGCGAGGAGTGCATCGCCCGCTTCCCGTCGGTGCTCGCGGATCTCGCCCGCTACTGGCCGGCCGTGGTCGGCGCGATCGTGAAGTCGCCGTCGGGTGGCGGGCAGCAGAAGGTGCAGACGTCGGGGGTCCGCGATGTGTCGGCGCTGTGGAACCCGGCTGCGACCCTGGTGCGGGCCGAGCTCGGCGACTGGGTGTCGTTCATGGTCCGCACCGTGTACCGCGATCGCCCGGAGCCGGAGTGGATCGACCGCACCCTCGGCCGTGTGCCGTCGGCGGATGTCGCTCTCAACCTGGCCGTCCTCGCGAAGTATCACTCGCGGTGGCTGGCGTCGTATCCGAGGCTCGGCGCCGCGCTGTTCGCGGATGCGCTGCAGCACCGCTCGGCGGCGATCCGGTGCCTGCAGGTGACGCCGATGCGCCGCATCCAGCTGGACGCGGTGTGCACGGTCGAGGTGGCGAACACGCAGTGGGGCCCGATCGTCTGCGAGGGGCAGCTCGTGGCCGTGTTCCCGCACGACTCCGACGACATCCGCCCGTCGCAGATCCTGTGCACCACCCACCCGGACCACCGGGTGCCGACGGGCGAGTGGATCGACTACTACTTCCAGGCCGAGAACCATGCCGGCGCCGGCACCTGACGCCTCCGGCCGCCTCGCCTACTTCGTGGCCGCCGACGTCGCAGCGAAGGCGCTCAGCGTCTCGAAGCTCCACGTCTACAAGATCGCCCGCTCCGAGAAGTGGCGACACACCCCAACCCACCCACGCGGCTTCCTGATGGAGGACGTCGCACGCACCGCCGCCAGACGAAAGGCATCATCATGACCAACAGCCTCCGCAGCTTCATCCACCCCGACGGCCGCGTCGTCGTCCTCCGCGACCTCGCGCCCAGCACGGCGGGATCGTTCCTGCTCGCCTACCCCGACCCCCGCGACAGCTACCTCGTTACGGCGGCCGACCTCACCGCCGCCGGATTCACCGAGACGGGTGGCGTCACCCGCCTGGCGACGAAGGGTGGGCCGGGATCGACCGCCAGCCCGTGGGACAACGAGCCCGCCGCGCTCGAGGTCGAGCAGGTCACCTACGCCGAGCTTGAGGCGTTCGAGCCGAACCGACTCCCGCTGGTGCTCTCGGCGCTGTCACTCGTCATGGGTGCCGCCGCGCTCGGCGCTGTCACCGTGCTCGCGATCGTGGTGTTCGGGGGTGCATCGTGAAGGAGAAGAGCCTGGCCGAGATCATCGCCGACGTGCGCCGCGCGACGCTGGCGCCGGTCGTCCGCTTCAGCACGACGGTGCCGGAGAACTACCTCGTGATGTTCGGGGGAAGACACCGCCCGGGCGCTGACCTCTTCTCTCGACCCGACGGCCGCAGCACGATCATCGCGCACGAGAAGTACCGGGCCGCAGTGACCACCGCCATCCGTGACGGCGACCTGCGCGCCTACCTAGCTGAGGACATCGAGGTGGCGTCGGATGAGCTGCGCAGGGCGGGTGTTGCCGAGGGCGACCTCGCCGCGGCCGCCGTCGGCTCAGTCTCGCTCGCCGCGGATCCCGAGCCGCCGACGTCGCCCACCCCGTGGGGCGCATACGCCCGATGGATCGTCGTCGGCACCATCGCCGGCGCGCTCACCCAGCTCGCCATCTACCTCTTCACCCGCTGACCGGAAGGACCGCACCATGGCACTCCACGACCGCACCCTCGACCTCTCTACGGCTCGCCCGAACGACACCCCTGCTGTGACCGTCCTGCGGGAGCAGTGGGGCGAGGTTCGCAGCGATCTCGACGACCTGCTCGCCGACCACGCCGACGCGATCGAGGCGGGCAAGCGGGCGATGGCTCTCGTGCATCACGAGGAGCAGAAGCTGCAGGGCTTCGAGCGCGCGATCCGCATCCTGGTCGACGCGAACAGCCCGCAGACCGCTGAGAGCGAGGCGCGCTCGTGACCGCGTTCGCCAAGGGCGACTTCGTCCTCACGAACCGCGCCGGCACCTCGCCCTTCGTCCGCCGCGCGGGCCGCGCCGCGTTCTCGAAAGACGAGGAGTTGCTGGTGACGAGCACGGGCGCGGGCTGGGTGAACGTGAAGCGGGCGAACAACACCGGCCCGGTCTTCTGGCTGTCGCTCGACGACGTGCGCCACCCAGCCCGCCGCCTCGGCGAGGTTCCCGAGGGCAGCCTGCCCGCTGACGACCCGCGCATCGCGTGGATGTTCGAGGACGCCATGCGTCTCGCTGACCGCCTCGGCCTCTGCTCGGACTTCGACCGCATCGCTGACGCGCTCGGCGTGCCGGGCCGCACCCGCACCTTCAGCATCAAGGTCGTCGCCGCTGAGGGCATCGAGATCACCGCGAAGGTCGAAGCCCGCAGCCGCAAGCTCGCCGAGCAGCTCATCCTCGACCGGATGCACGCCACCACCCCGCCCCAGATCCGCGCACTCAACCAGGGAGCCCACCGTGCTTGAGAGCTTCTGGGACCGCGTCGGCCGCATCCAGTACGAGCAGAACGTCAGCGTCCGCGTCGCCCTGCAAGTAGCCGAGGCCGAAGTGCGCCTCGAGTCCCGCATCCACCCCACCCTCGAAGGAGCACCTACCTCATGAACGACCCCACCACGAAGGTCTGGGCGTACGAGCCCGCGAACCGTGTCCACTCGCTCGAGGACATCGACAAGGCGCTCGCCGCGATGTCAACGAGTCGGGTGCTGATCGTGTCGGCGACGCTGCTCGCGGCCCGCTATCACCTGGTCGCTCTGACGACGCAGGCGCGGAAGGTGGGCCGTGATGTGCAGACCCGCTCGGGTGTCGGCACCGTGCGCCTCACCTACACGGACACGGGCACCACGGTCACGATCGGCTCGTGGCGCGCGACGGAGGACAGCAGCATGCGGGGCATGTCTCTCGACGTGGTGCTGCTCGACAAGGGCGACTACCTGACCGAACCGCGTCGGCGGATCCTGCACCCGCTGCTGGTCACGAAGGCGCCCTCGCCTGACCGCATCCGACGGGTGGCGTTCTGATGATGCGCGTTCTGACCGTGCGCCAGCCGTGGGCGTGGGCCATCATCCACGGCGGCAAGGACGTCGAGAACCGGGTCCGGAACATCGCGGGCGACTACCGCGGCCCCGTCGCCATCCACGCCGGTCTGGCCGTGTTCGAGGAAGAGGGAGGCGGCTACTCGGAGGTAGTGCGCGCCATTGAGTCCGAGATCCAGGGATACCGCGTCAGTGATGACTACCTATGGGAAGTGGCCGACGACCTCGAGCCCGAGGATCCTCGCTTCGTGTACGGCGCAATCCTCGGTGTGGTCGACCTCGTCGGCGTGCACGACCCGCGCGACGCGCTCTTTCGTCCGACAGCCGACGTCGATGGCACCTGCTCGAAGTGGGCCGAGCACGGCGCGCACCACCTTTTGCTCGCGAATCCCCGGCCGCTGGCCACCCCGATCCCGTTCAAGGGCGCTCTCGGCCTCCGAACCCTCTCGGCTGATTTTGAGGCCGCTATCCGGGAGCAGACCGAAGGGGGATCTGATGTCTGAGATCGCACTGGTGGTGCCCACGGGCGCCGTGCTCGTGAATCCGTCTGACATCCCGACGGGGTGGCTGTCGCTGGATGCTCAGAGCTTGCTGAGCAAGTGGGGCTTCGGTGATGGCGACAAGATCGGTGACTGGTGGTGGGATCACTTCGACGAGCCGCTCGATAGCCGCTTCCCGGGTGCCCACCGCCACGACGTCCTCCGTCTCCTCGTCCGTCTCGCCCTCGTGCCGGCTATCGAGGCCTTTGGCCACGCCATCACGGTCTACGACATCGGCACCATCCACAACCCGGTGCGTGCCGAGACCGTGGACGGCATCACCATCGACCACTACAACGACATCCACGACGGCCTGCTCGACGACATCTGGGTCGCCGTATCGCCCCCGCTCGTCGTGGCCGCAGCCGAACACGGCGCATGGGCGGCGCTCGCCGCATCGGCCGCCGAGGGAGATGAGCGCTCGTGAGTACCGTGCACGCCTGTCCCTTCCTCGGTGAGGTCACGACGTCGTGCTGTCACCGCACCCCGTTCGAGCTTCCTCGCTTCGATCGCATCACCACCGACCCGGACGCGGTGACCTGTGGCCGCCCGGAGTGCGAGGGGTACACCATCGTCGAGCCCATCGACGAGGACGATCTCGCTGACGTCTTCTGGACCCTCCGATGGCACCACCGTGAGCGGGCCACGCACAACGCTGACGGCTACCTCTGCGAGATGGCCGGCAGCACCCAGTGCCTCGCCCTCGGCCACCACCCCGACGAGAACGGCGAATGGGACGAGGACACCCACCCTGTCGGCTGGGACGTCGGCGACCCCCTCTGCCCGGCTACCCGCTTCGAGGCCGCCTGCACCACCTGCGAGGGCCCCGTCTCTGACTGCGAGTCGCAGCGCGACATCATCAGCCGCGACGAGTTCTGGGCACTCGTCGGCACACCCCGACAGATGCTCGGCGCTCGCCGCATCCCCGCCACCACCGAAGGAGCCTGACCGTGGCCCCCACGAAGGTAGCGACCGCCCGTGAGCTGCGTGCCAGGGTGGCGGCGAAGTTCGGCAAGCGCTCCGAGGCGTTGTCGTTCCCTGAGCACGTCACCCTGTTCGAGGTGCCCTTCGACGGGCGCATCCGTCCCGGCTATGAGGGCACGGGCAGGCGTTCCCGCCAACGGTACGACGTCCTCGCCGTTGGCCTGTGGCCATCGTCGAAGCATCTCGTGCACGGCTTCGAGTTGAAGGTGTCCCGCTCTGACCTCCTCCACGAGCTCAGGGACCTCACGAAGTCCGAGCACGCCGCCGCGAACGTGGACCGCTTCTGGCTCGTCCTAGGCGACCGGACCATCCTCCGCGACGACGACCCCATCCCCGCTTCCTGGGGCATCATCGTCCCCCACGGCCGCGGACTCACTATCCACCGCGACGCCCAACCCCAGCCCGGACTCATGGACCGCTCCCTCATCCGGGGCATCACCACCCGCGCACTCGTCCACCCCCGCATCGGCACCGAAGTCCGATACCGCGACGGCCTACAGAAAGGCCGCCGCGACGGGGTCGGCTACGCCCAAGCCCACATCCGCCAAGACGGCCACGACCACGAACGCCTCGCCGGCCTCGCAGCCCGCCTCTGACCACCACGGCGCTCGCCATATCCGATCACAACGAAGGAGCACGATCATGACAGACACCACCGCACCCGAGCCCATCGAGAAGCCGACGAGCTACACCGACGAGGTGGCGCCGATGCCGCACTGGGGCGACAAGGGCATCACGATGGACGCGCTGATCAAGGCGCACCTCGTCGAGGGGCAGCGCCTGTTCGGGTGGCAGCACGAGCGGATGACCGCGGCGTTCGACTACCCGCCCGGAGACAAGTCGTGGCCGGCTCGCCTGGCTATGGCCCGCATGCTGAACTCGACGCTCGGCTTCCTGATGTCGTGCGTCGAGGCGTCGCTGCTGATGGATGTGCAGAAGCATCTGGCGCCGGAGCAGGCCGACGAGTTCGCCGAGGCTCACGTCGGGCAGGGCGAGTCGGGGGACTACTACCCCGAGATGCTGTGGGACTGGCTCGTTGAGCGCGGCATCGACCCGGAGCTGATCAACGCGCAGGTCGCCGACGAGATCGCCGAGCGCCCCGAGTCAGACCTCGACGCCGAGCGAGTCGCCGCATTCGAGCGGGTCAAGGCGCTCGGCTGGGTCGACCTCAACCACATCGACGAGATCGTGGATGCCGTGCTCGGGATTGCACGATGACCGCCGAGCATGACCACGGGGTGCGCATCGTGAAGTGCGCATCTTGCGGCCGGGAGCGATGGTGCGGGTTCGGACCATGCTCGGCCTGTGGCGCGTTCACTCCGTGCACGGTGGTGAGCTCAGGAGTGGCTGATGTGCTGGACGCGGCATCTCGGATGGTAGCCAGAGCGCGGATGCTGTGGCCACATCGCGACGGTGAGGAGTACGAGACCATCGAGCAGGGAACGATCGATGAGATGGCCAACGTGGTCGAGCGCCTAGCGCGAGAGCTTCGGTCGATCCGGCATGAGCAGATGGTCGAGCGGGTGCGAACCGGCCGCGTGTCGATCAACGCGGCCCGAATGGAGATGGGCGTACCGCCGACTCATGACCGGGTGAAGACCACGAAGGGACCGAGTCGAACCGGCATGGTGGTGAACCGTCGGAGCGATGGCCGGCTACTCGTCGAGTGGGACGACGGGCTGCCATCAGGGTGCAGCGATCAGGTTGTCCGCCCGATCGGCGACACGCCGCAGATCAATGCATCCCAGGATGCTTGACACCCATGGATAAAGTCACTGACTAGAGTTTGGATGCCTTGCACCCGAACGCGAAGAGCCTCACCACGACGGACACGTCGCAGGTGGGGCTCTCGTCATTTCACAGACTCCTGACTCGGTGCGCGCCGAGCAGGCGCCTCGTCACTGTGGCCGCACGGTGGCGGGGCAATCCACTTCCCCCGACCGCTCACACACCAGGTACTGGGGCGTTGATCGTGGGGAACCCCATTGGAGTCGGCATGGGTCGCGAGTCGCTGAACTACCGACGTGGTCGAGGTGGCCGCCCCTTCGAGCGGGCCAAGGCCGAGTGCTTCGCCACCGAGACCCACTGCCGGCGCTGCGGCAAGCGCGTCGACATGACTCTGCCGTACAAGGACCCGACGACGGGTCGGGTCAACACCATGTCCAAGAGCTACGGCCACTCGACCGAGCTGGATGCGGGCGGCCACCCGTACGTCGGGCACCTCGAGCACCTGGGCTGCAACAGCAAGGCCGGCGCCGAGTACGTGAACGAGAAGCGACGCAAGCAGACGACCGAGCTCCGCACCTCGCGGGACTGGTGAGGAGACGCGATGACCGACGCACCTCGAGGCGCCACCCCGCCCGGCCCGAGCCGGCGGGCTGTGCCACCCAAGCCCGGCCAGCCTGGCGCTGACCGAGAGGTGAGGGACGCCCCCACCACCTCGCACGAGTCGAACGAATCGGCCAGGCCGAACGAATCGCGCAGGTGACCCTGGCCTGGTCGGAAACGGTGAGAATTTTTTAGCGTTTGGGTGGTGTGGAGGACCGCGCCCTCTCCCAAAATTTCTCTCCCCGTCGATCGAGAGGACGTGTGGGCGATGGCGAAAGTGCAGCCCCACGGCACCCAGGCTCGATACCGCCAGGAGCTGAGGACGAAGACCGTCTGCGACCGGTGCCGATCCGCGAATTCTCGGGCCAGACGGCTAGAGCGGGCTCGGAAGCGGCAGGCCGGCGACACCCCCCTGCTGAGCCTCGTCGGTGACACACACTCGTCGCCCACAGAATCGCCCACAGAATCGCCCACACCGGCACCCAACGACGAAGTCGTGGCCGAGGGCGAGGGTCAGCCCGACTACCACCAGGTGCCGGCGTATGCCGCCACGGAGAAGGCCGTGCACAACGACCTGCTGACGGTGGACGTCCAGACACCCTTCTACCACTCGCTGCGCGCGGCGGCCCTGGTGCTCGCCCGCGAGATCGACGACGTCAACAGCAAGGCGTCGAAGGCTCCCCTCGTCAAGCAGCTCGTGGACGTCATTCGCGAGCTCAAGGGGAAGGACGTGGCCGGTGGCAACTCGCTCGAAGCGCTCCTCCAAGACCTCAGCACTCCCCTCGTTCCGCTCGGCGGCGCCTAGGTACGCAACCCGTCGCAACCCGGACAACCCCACCCAGGGTGCCCGCATCGGCAAGATCAGCCGCGCGCTCGGGCAGCCGCTCATGGAGTGGCAGCAGTACGTCGCCGACGTCGCTGGGGAGGTCGACCCGAAGACCGGCCTACCTGTGTACCGCGAGGTAGACATCCTCGTCCCGCGCCAGTCAGGCAAGACGAGCCTCCTGCTCCCCACCATGGTGAACCGTGCGCTCGGCTACGGCGGCCCGCAGCGCATCTCCTACGCCGCCCAGACCGGCAACGATGCCGAGGAGAAGTGGCGCGAGCATGTCACGATGCTCGAGGCGTCACCGCTGGTGCCGCTGTTCAAGCTGAGCGAGACCAACGGCAAGCAGGCCATCCGCTGGGCCAACGGCTCGATCCACGCCCCGACCGCCACCACCACGAAGTCAGGCCACGGCAAGACCCTCGACCTCGGCGTGCTGGACGAAGCCTTCGCTCAGATCGACGGCCGCGTCGAGCAGGCGATGCGTCCCGCCATGATCACCCGTCGGCAGGCGCAGCTGTTCGTCGTCTCCACCGCCGGTGACGCGACGAGCGTCTACCTCAACCGGAAGATCGCCGAAGCGCACGAGCGCCTCGACGCCGACCCGGACGCGCCCGGCCGCATCGCCTACTTCGAGTGGTCGGCCGATCCCGACGAGGATCCCGGCGACCCCGCCACCTGGTACAAGTGCATGCCTGCGCTCGGGAACACCGTGCACGTCGATGACATCCGGGTCGAGTTCGACAGCATGACCGAGCGCGACTTCCGCCGCGCCTTCCTGAACCAGACCGACATGGGAGGCTCCGCCGATCAGGTCGTCGACCCGAACGACTGGATCCTCACCGCCGACGAAGACGCCAGCATCATCGGCACGCCCTCCTTCGCGCTCGACATCACCCCAGACCGGTCGTGGTCGTCGGTGGCAGTGTCAGGCACGAACCCGGGCGGCGCCGAGCACGTCGAGCTCATCAAGCATGAGCGCGGCGCCGGCTGGGTCATCCAGTACCTCGTCGAGCGCACCCGCCGCCAAGGCGTGTCCTCGGTCGCGGTCGCTGCGAGCAGCCAGGCCGCAGCCATGCAGGAAGACCTCGAGCGCGCCGGCCTCGAGGTGTTCGTGATGAGCAAGGCCGACATGGCCGCCGCGTGCGCCGGGCTCTACGACGGCATCACCAACCACACCCTCACCCACCTCGGCGAGGGCCAGGTGCCGCTCGACGTCGCGATCGCTGGCGCCTCGTGGACGGCCGGCGACGCGCGCATCTGGTCGCACGCGAAGTCGACCACGGACATCTCCCCCCTGTACGCCGTGACGCTCGCTCGTCACCGCCACATCCTCACCCGCGAGAACGAGTACGACGTTCTCCAATCGATCGCCTAGGAGTCACCGTGAAGGCAGCACTCACCACGGCGCTCGACGTCTTCGGCGCTCTCGCTGTCGCAGTCGGCGTCGCACTCATCTACGTGCCCGCAGGCATCGTCGTCCTGGGTGCCGGATGCCTGTTCGCATCGTGGAGGCTGACGCGCCGATGAGCCTTTTCTTCACCCGAGCCCGCCCGGACCAGCAGCGCGGCGCCGACAACATCATCCCCTCCCGGCTGCGCCCCGGTGGCTCGAATAAGAACGTCTCCTCGGACGACGCGCTGCGCCAGTCCGCCGTCTGGGCGGCCATCCGGCTGCGTGCCGACCTCATCTCGACCCTCCCCGTCGATGTGTTCCGCGAGGTTGGGAAGCAGCAGATCGAGGTCGACAAGCCGCCCGTGCTCGTCGACACAGGCGGGCCCGACGTGCAGCTCGAGGAGTGGCTCTACTCCTCGCAGGTCGACCTCGATCGGGTCGGCAACGCCTTCGGAACGATCGTCGAGAAGGACAGCCTCGGCAAGCCCGCGCGCATCGACCTGGTGCAGGCGAAGAACGTCACGGTCGTGTCCAAGAAGGGCGTGATCTCGTACCGCATCAACGGGACGAAGTACGACCGCGACGAAATCTGGCACGAGAAGCAGTTCACCCTCCCCGGCCTCGCCGTCGGCCTCTCCCCCGTCGCCAACGCGGCATGGTCGCTCGGCATCTACCAGTCGGCGCAGGACTTCGCGCTCGAGTGGTTCGCCAACGGCGCCCAGATCCCCGGCGGCGTGCTGAAGAACATCTCCCAGACCATCGACAACGAGGCGGCCGACGCCGTCAAGGAGCGGTTCAAGGCCGCGGTTCAGGGCCGCGACGTGTTCGTGACCGGTAAGGACTGGGAATACAACATGGAGTCGGCGCACACCGCTGATGCCCAGTTCCTGCAGGCGCAGCAGGCGTCCGATCGTGACGCCACCCGCTACTTCGGTGTGCCCGGCGACCTCGTGGACGCGCCCGTGCAGGGCTCCTCCATCACCTACGCGAACATCACCGAGCGCAACCTGCAGTTCCTGATCATGCACCTGAACCCGGCCCTCCGCCGGCGCGAGAAGGCGCTGACGCGGCTCGTACACGAGCCCCGCAAAGTCAAGTTCAACCGAGGCGGGATCCTCGAGCTCGACCCGGCCGCCTCCTCCAAGGTGCTCATCGCCGAAGTCGCGGGGCGCGTGCGCGCCCCATCTGAGGCACGCACCGTGCTCAACCTGCCGCCGAAGTTCACCGCCGACCAGCTCGACGAGTTCGCCGTCCTCTTCCCCAAGGGCACCCCTGTGCCGCCCGCTCAGATCGGAGCCACGTCATGACGACGACCGCCACCGCCACCGCACCCAGCCGCCGCGAGGCAGTCGAGCACGGCACCGCCCGACTCGACGGAGTCGCCAGCGGCACCGCCCGCCAGGCCGCGTTCCGCTCTCAGATCCGCGCCACCAGGTCCATCGAGGACGGCAAGGAGTTCGTCACCCTCGACGGCTACGCCTCCGTGACCGACATCAACTACAAGATGTGGGACTGGTACGGCGAGTACGACGAGCGCATCGCCGCCGGCGCGTTCGACAAGACGCTCGCCGCCGACCCCGACGTCGCCTACCTGCTGAATCACACCGGCATGACGATGGCGCGCACCGTCACCGGCACCCTGCAGCTGTCCGCTGACGAGAAGGGCCTCCGCACGATCGCGAAGCTGAACGCCAAGCGAGTCGACGTCAGCGACCTCATCATCGCCGTCGAGGACGAGAACGTCACCGAGATGTCGTTCGCGTTCCGCATCGTGGCAGGCCAGTGGTCGCCCGACTACATGGAGTACACGATCACCGAGGTGGATCTCGACCGCGGCGACGTGTCGGCCGTGAACTACGGCGCCAACCCCTACACGTCGATCAGCGCCCGCGCACAGCAGGCGCTCGAAGCCATCGACCACCTCGACGGCGCCCCGCTCCGCGCGGCCCGCGACCGCGCCGCAGCTCGCCTCGAGCACGCCGAGCAGTCGGCGCCCGCCGCCCCCGCCGAGGAGCGGAAGGCCGGCCGCGACAAGGCCACCGAGCTCGCGCTCCTCTCGCTCGACGACTGAGCGACCACCTCAGACCACCCCGCACCTCGCGGGGCGAACCGTGCTGCCTACGCCCATGCCAGATGAGCGCAAGCGGGCCAGATGAGCCGACCGGGAAGCACACCCCCACCCACACCTATCTCACAAGGGAGACACCATGGACCGGCTCATCGCCGAAGCGGAGCAGGCACTCGCCGCACTCCGCAACCAGCGCGCCGCCGCGCACACCGAGCGGCGCACGATGGCAGAGGGCCTCGCGCCCGACGCCTCCTTCACCGAGGCGCAGCAGGCGCGCTTCGCCGAGCTCTCGACCAACGTTCGGGGCTTCGACAGCCAGATCACCACAGCCGAGCACGCCCTCGAAGACCTGCGCGCCGCGCAGTCCGACGAGGCACGCCTCACCGCGGGCGCCGCCGACATCACCGCGACCGATGCGGCCGCTCGTGGAGCCGGCCCGGCCGTCGTCACCCGCGAGCCCCGCACCTACACCGAGGAGACCTCGCGCAGCGGCGTCTCGTTCTTCTCCGACGCCTACCGCGCGCAGTACAAGAGCGACTACCGCGCGAAGGACCGCATCGAGAAGCACATGCGCGAGATGGAGGTGGAGCAGCGCGAGGAGCGCGCCATCGGCAGCAACCAGGTCGGCGGCCTCGTCATCCCGCAGTACCTCACCGACCTGCTCGTACTGCCGACCCGCAAGGGCCGCGTCACCGCGAACCAGGTCACCAACCTCGAGCTGCCCGAGCGCGGCACCGTGCTCGGCATCCCGCGCTGGACCTCGGGCACCACCGTCACCAGCCAGGACGGTGAGAACACCGACGTCAGCGAGACCGACATCGTGGCGAACACCGACCTCCTCGTGCCGGTGCGCACCATCGCCGGCGAGCAGGGCGTGTCCCGGCAGACCCTCGAGCGCGGCGAGGCGGGCATCGACTCGATCGTGTACGCCGACCTCGTCGAGGCCTACCACGCTCAGATCGGCTTCCAGACGATCAACGGCACCGGCTCGAACAACCAGCACCTCGGCATCCGGAACACCGCTGGCATCCCGCAGGCGTCGGCCTTCGGCGCCGCGCTGACCGCCGCGCTCTTCTACAAGAAGATCGCCGGCGCCATCGCGTCCGTGTCCTCCGGTGAGCGTGCCGCGAACGAGGCGCCCCTCGAGGCCAACCTCATCGTCATGCACCCGCGCCGGTGGGGCTGGCTGACGTCGCTGGTCGACTCCGACGGCCGCCCGCTGGTGAACACCGTCTACAACGGCCCGGCCAACGTGATCGGCATGAACCTCAACCCCGGCGCCCAGTCGCTGACGGCTGAGGCGAACGGCGACCGCGTCGTCGGTCAGATCCACGGCCTGCCCGTGGTCACCGACGCCAACATCCCCACCACCATCGGCACCCTGAACGAGGACATCGTCCTCGTGATGGACAAGGCCAAGTCGCTCCTCTGGGAGGAGGGCGACGGTGCGCCGCGCGAGCTGCAGTTCGAGCAGACCCGCGCCACGAAGCTGCAGGTGCTCCTGCAGGTCTACGGCTACTCGGCGTTCACCGCCGGTCGTCGCACCCAGGCCACCGCGATCGTCGGCGGCGTCGACACCGTCGCCGGCAACGGCCTCGTGGCTCCCGCGCTCTTCTGAGCACCAGCGGGGCGGCCCACCTAGGGCCGCCCCGCCCCCCTCTCTGACACACCGATCACCAGAAGGAGAGCATCATGCTCGACCAGCACATCGAAGAGAACTACGAGAAGTTCGTCCGCGACGGCGTCCGCACCTACGAGGAGATCGCCGAGCAGGCCACGAAGGACGGATCACCCGCCCTGGCCGAGTGGGCGCGCAAGCGCGCGGAGGGCGCCGAGCCCGCCGAAGCGCACGAGGCCGCGAACGACAGCGAGCCGAAGGGCCCCTACGAGGGTCTGAGCGTCAAGGAGCTCAAGGAGATCGCGGGCAAGCGCCCGGAGATCGAGCTGAAGAGCACCGACCTCAAGGAGGACATCGTCGAGAAGCTGATCGCCGCCGACGAGCGCAAGGGCGGCCAGAGCGACATCCCCGCCAGCTAGCCCCGGCCGAGGGCGGGCGGGGACAACCGCCCCGCCCGCCCTCACCTGATCGAAAGGCATCGCCATGGCGATCACCAACGGGCTGATCACGCTCAACGACGCCAAGAAGTCGCTCGGCTGGTCAACGACCACGTCCAGCGACGACGACTCGGACCTCGAGCGCTACATCGAGGCCGCGACACCGGTCATCGAGAACATCGTGGGCCCGATCCTTCCCGCGTCGAAGACCTTCACTTTCTCCGGTGGCCGCAAGACCATCTCGCTCCCGACCCCGTTCGAGACCGTCGCATCCGTCACTGTCGATGGTGCAGCGCACACCGGGTACGTCGCTTCCCCCCGGGCGGGCATCATCTATGCCGACGCGGTCGGCGGATCCTTCACGGACGGCATCGAGAACGTCACCGTCACGGTCACGGTTGGCTCCGCGACCATCCCGCCGAACGTGCTGCTCGCTACGCGCGAGCTCGTCCGTCACCTCTGGCAGGTCGGCCGACAGGGCACCCGCCCGGCCTACGGAACCGCCGAGGCTGACGGCATGGTGCCCACCAGCTTCGCCGTCCCGAAGCGCGTGCTCGAGCTGCTGCAGCCAAACGCCCGGGTCGGAGGCTTCGCGTGAGCGAGTTCACCGCAGCCCCGGAGTTCAAGGCGGCCATGGTTGCCGCCGCGCACACCATCTGGGATGCCGCCGAGCCCGACGTGCAGATCTCCTACGGCCACCCCGGAAAGACGCAGCACCCCGACATCGTCGGATTCAGCCGCGTCACCTCAGAGCAGGATCCGGCCACCCTCTCAACGAACCGCTCCCGCGAGGAAACGCTGCAACTCGTAGTCACCTTCTCCATCTACCGCTTCGGCGGGCCAGAGATGGAAGAGGTGGCGACCGTGCGCGCCTACAAGCTCCTCGGCGACCTCGAGAACTACGTGCGCAAGACGGACACCACCCTCGGCGGTGTCGTACGCCACTGCTTCCTGCAGACCCATGAGTCCGACGGCGAGAGCGACCCGAACGTCCTCGCGCAGGGCCGCCTCATCGAAGTGCAGGCCACCTTCCAAGCCCAGAACCGCATCACAACCACCTAGGAGACGCCCCGTGTCCACCGTCACGAACATCAGCCCCCAGGGCGACCTCGAGCTTCCCCTCATCGGCCGCGTGGTGGCCGCCGGGGAGTCCGTCGAGGTGCCCGCCGACGTCGCGGAAAAGCTCGCCGCGCAACCCGATGTGTGGCTCGTCACGAGCTCCACCCCGAAGATCGCCGACCTTCGCGCCGCCGCTGAAGAGCGCGGCATCGACCTCACCGGCCTGAAGAAAAAGGCCGACATCGAGGCGGCCCTCGCCGCAGGCGGTACCGGCACCGACGACGACAGCAACGACGACACGGAAGGTGGCGACCTGTGAGCACCCAGCTCGATTCCAGCATCGGCTTCAAGAAGGAGACCGCCTACGGCACGCCCGTGGCCGTCGACCGGTTCGTCGAGTACCTCGACGAGGACTTCACCTGGTCGCCCACTTTCGCGTCGTCCACGGCCGCCCGCTACGGCTCGCGCATGGCCCGCGCCGACCGGCGGGTGCTCGTGAAGGAGGAGTCGGCCGGCTCGTTCACCATGGAGCTCTTCACGAAGGGCATGGGCGCGCTGCTCGAGGCCGCGCTCGGCGCCGGATCCTCCTCGGTCGTCTCGGGCAGCGCCTACCAGCAGCTGTTCGTCCCCACCTCCAACGACTTCCTCCCGTCGTACACCGTCCAGAAGGGTGTGCCGCTGCTCGGCGGGGCGGTCTCGCCGCTGACCTTCGCTGGTGCCATCTGCTCGGGCTTCGAGCTCACCGCCGGCAACGCCGCGGTGCCGCAGATCAAGTTCAGCTTCACTGCCAAGAGCGTCGACACCGCCGCGGCCTACGCCGTGCCGTCGTACCTGGCGGGCAACCAGCTGTTCTCGTTCGTGCACGGCTCGCTGCGCATCGGCGGCAGCGTCGTGCCGCCGACCGCGACCGCGCTCGCGACGGGCGGAACCGCGGCGGCAGACGTGCGCGATGTCTCGCTCACCTGGGACAACGGGCTCGACTCGAACGGCTTCTATTTGGGCGGCGCCGGCAAGCGCGGCCGGGCGAACGCGCTCGGATGGCGCACCGGCACCGGCACGCTGACCGCCGAGTACGACAGCAACGTGCTGCGCGACGCCTACCTCGCCCAGAGCGACATCGCGCTGGTGCTGCGCTTCCAGCTCACCACCCCGATCGTTGCGGGGGTGTTCCCCACCTTCGAGGTGACGATCCCGAACATCCGCCTCGACGGCGAGCTGCCGAAGACTGCTGGCGGCGACGTCATCTCGCAGTCGGTGGGCTTCACCGTCCTCGACGGCGGTGTCGCGCCGCAGCCGATCTACGTCGCGATCGTCACGCCCGAGACCGCGATCTAGCCATGGCCGCCAGCGCGGTCGGTGGCGTCTCCGTCGTCATCGACCCGCAGGTCTGGTATCGCACGAAGAAAGAGCTCGACGCCTTCGACCCGGCGCTGTCCCGGGCGCTGCGTCGCCGGATCAAGGCATCTGGTGACGTGGCGGCCGAGAAGGTCCGCCAGACGCTGCGCATGTCCTCGCCCGACGGCGGACCTAACACGGGCCGCAGCCGGGCGGCGCTGATCGCGGCGACGAAGGTGCGTGTCTCCTTCCAAGCGCGCCAGGCCGGCGCGAAGATCACCACCTCCGGCTCCGGCCTGCCCGCCGGGCACGAGGGGCTGCTGATGGTCTACAACAAAGACTCCTTCCGCCACCCCGTGTTCGGCGACCGAGACGACTGGGTGCAGCAGCAGGGCCGCCCCTACTTCGGCCGGGTCATCGCCGGCGAGATCCGCCGCCACATCGTCCAAAAGATTCACGACGCGATCGACGAGGCCATGGCCGCGGTCGCTTCGCGCTGAGCAGGAGACTTCCATGCAGATCGACTTCCTCATCAAAGGCGTCACGTACGACCTCACCGCGACCCTCGACACGGCGTCGCTGAACCACATCCGCCGGGTGAAGCACGCCACCCGCACCGAAGAGCACCCGGTCGGCATCTCGATCCGCGACATGCGCCGCGTGCTCTCCGCCATCGGCGAAGCCAAGTTCGACATGTACGAGGTGCTCGAGGACGACGAGGCCATCGATGGCCTCCGCGGCCTCGTGTACCTGCTCCGCCTCCACGCCGGCGAAGAGCTGACGCTCGAGCAGGCCAACGAGTTCTCCCCGCTCACCGAGCTCGGCGTCGTCGTGCACGCCACCGAGGCCGAGGCGGATGCCGGAGACGAGGCGGCGGCCGACCCAAAAGCGGCTTCCGATCTGGCCGACGCCAGCGAGACGGAGACCCCGCCGACCCCAGCGGCGTAGAGGCCGACATCGACCAGTCCGTCGAGGACTGGCTCGTGCCCATCTCCATCATGTTCCCCGGCTCGGGCATCAACCCGTTCACGGTCTGGGATCTGCAACTCCACTGGTGGCGCCGCTATGTCGCTGAGGCCATCGCGGCCATCAGCGCGCGCGAGGCCGCCGCCCAATAGGGGGTCTCCGATGGCTGTAAAGCAGCTGGTCTTCGAGCTCATCGGAAAAGACAAGTCCGCGTCGACCACCGTCCGCGGTATCGGCGCAGCCTTCACCGACCTCGGCCGGGTGTCGATGGGCGCCGGTATCGCCATCGGCGCCGGCGTCGGCGTCGCGGTGGCGAAGTTCGCAGAGTTCGACGCGCAGATGTCCTCCGTGCAGGCATCCACGCACGAGTCCGTCGGCAACATGAACCTCCTGCGGAATGCGGCACTGCAGGCCGGCGCGGACACCGCCTTCACCGCCACCCAGGCGGCCCAGGCCGAGGAGGAGCTCGCCAAGGCGGGCGTCTCCACGTCCGACATCCTCGGCGGCGCTCTGAAGGGCTCCCTCGACCTCGCCGCCGCAGGGCAGACCGACGTCGCGGCGGCAGCCGAGTACGCCGCCACGGCGATGACGCAGTTCAAGCTGGCCGGCACAGACGTGCCCCACATCGCCGACCTCCTCGCCGCCGGCGCTGGCAAGGCGCAGGGCTCCGTCGATGACCTCGCCCAGGCGCTCAACCAGGGCGGCCTCGTAGCAGGCCAGGCGGGCTTCTCCATCGAGGAGACCACCGGCGCGCTCGCGGCTTTCGCTGCGGCCGGTCTGACGGGCTCCGATGCGGGCACCTCGCTGAAGACCAGCATCCTCGCGATGCAGAAGCAGTCCTCCACCGCCGCCGGCGTGATGAAGGACTACGGGCTGTCCTTCTACGACGCCAACGGCAACATGCTCTCGATGACCGGCATCGCCGGCGAGCTCAACGAAAAGCTGAAAGGCCAGACCGACGAGGCGCGGAACGCCGCCCTCGCCACGATCTTCGGCAACGACGCGGTGCGCGCGGCGAACGTGCTCTACGAGCAGGGCGCCGACGGCATCCAGTCGTGGATCGACAAGGTGGACGACCAGGGCTACGCGGCCGAGACCGCCGCTACCCGACTCGACAACCTGTCAGGCGACGTCGAGAAGCTCGGCGGATCCTTCGAGACCGCCCTCATCGGCTCGGGCTCCGCCGCGAACGAAGCACTCCGCGGCCTCACCCAGGCCACGAACGGGCTCATCGACGGCTACAACAACATGCCCGCCGCCGCGCAGGGCACCGTCACCGCGATCGCCGCCGTGACCGCCGGCGTGCTGCTGGTCGGCGGCGCGGCCATGATCGCCGTGCCCCAAATCGCTAAGTTCAAGGGCGCCCTCACCACCCTCGACATCACCGGCGCCAAGGTAGGCAAGACCCTCGGCCGCGGCGCCGGCCTCGCCGCTGGTCTCGCCGCCATCAGCGGCATCGTCTCCTCCTACGGCAACTCGGTGTCCCTCGCCGCAGAAGACACCGCCCGCCTCAACACGATCGCGAAGAACGGCAACCTCTCCGCCCTCTCCGACGAGTTCGTCGACAGCACCGGCAACGCGCTCGACTTCGGGTCGGCGATGGACACCCTCTTCACCGACAACTTCTGGATGTCGTACGCCGGCGGACCCCAGCAGCTCAACGGCGCCATCAAGGGCCTCACCCTCGGCATGGTCGACCTCGGCGCCTGGGCCGACACGAACAAGGCCAAGTTCGCGCAGCTCGGCGAGCAACTCGCAACCACCGCGTCAACGGACCTGAAGGGCGCCTCGTCGGCGTTCAAGGAGTACGTCGACCTGGCCGTCAAGTCGGGCCGCTCGCAGGACGAGGCGGTCAAGCAGGCGCTCTCAGCATTCCCCGCGTACAAGGCGTCGCTCATCGAGCTCGCCGGAGCTCAGGGTGTCGTCGCGACCGACTCCGACCTGATGACCCTCGCCCTCGGTGAGGGCTCCACGGCCACGCAGATCATGCGCGACCAGACCGCTCGAGCTTCGACAGGTCTGCAGGACATGTCGGCCTCTGCTCAGGATGCGTCGGGCGACCTCGAAGACCTCGTGTCCCGGCTGCGCGACTTCGCGTCGGGGCAGTTCGACATGAACGCCGCGCAACGCGATCTCGAGGCGGCCGTCGATTCTGCGACGGAGACGCTGCAAGGGCAGATGGATGCCTACCAGACTGCCAACGGCACCATGGAGGGCTTCACCGCCACGCTCGACATCAACGAGCAGGCCGGCCGTGACAACGCGGCGGCACTCGACGAGATCGCTCGGAAGGCGAACGAGTCAGCCGCCGCGATCCTGGCGCAGACGGGCTCGACGGATCAGTCGACCGGGGCACTGACCCGGGGCAAGGACGCGCTCTATGCGCAGCTCGCCGCGTTCGGGATCACCGGCGCCGCCGCTGACGAGTACGTGGCGAAGCTGCTCGCCACCCCGAGCGACATCGCCACGGAGGTGCAGCTCCACGGGCTGTCCGCTGCGGAGGAGGCGCTACAGGAGCTCAGCCGCACCCGCGTCGCCAACATCATCGTCAACTCCACGAACCCCAACATCGGCTTCGGCCTCGGCGATGGATCGGCGAACGGAAACCTCTTCGACGGCAGCGTCGCACGACGGTTCGCCAACGGCGGCATGGCCGAGGGCATCTACCGGGGCCGCCCCGGCGCGCTCTACAAGTACGCAGAGACCGAGACCGGGTGGGAGGCGTTCATCTCCGGCCGCCCCGGGCAGGAGCGCCGCAACCGCAGCATCGCGCTCGAGGCGCTCGACCGCCTCGGCGGTGCACCTCAGGTCGCTACGTCGCCGACGCTCGTCGGTGGCGGCGGGGTGCAGGTGCGGATCGTCAACAAGAGCGGCGCGAGCCTCTCCGACCTGATCGACATGCACATCACCCAGAACGGGCGCACCCGCAAGGTCGCGCTCGAGAACGGATCCCGCTCATGAGCACGACCGTCGAGGTGTTCAGCACACCGGGCGAGCTGCCCTTCGCGCTGCTCGTCGTGGATGAGCCGGCCGCAGCGACCCTCCGCATCGATCAGACGTCGGAGGGTCGCACGCGGCCGGTGCGCGGCGCCATCGGCATCGAGCCAGGCACCCCGGTGCCGACTTACGAGATCCCGTTCAACGTGCCAGTCAGCTACCGTGCGGAGCTCTTCGCCACGGACGGCACCACTCTCGGCTTCACCACCCCGGTCGAGGTGACGCTGCTCTGCGAGGAGACGTGGGTGCATCAGCCGCTCGACCCGAGCCGCGCAGCCACGGTCGACCTCGACGAGCAGACGGCCGAGCAGATCGAGCGGCCCACCCCGGGCGAGCTGCGGTGGGCCGAGAACGCATCGCTCCCTCGCCGCATCGGGAAGCGCCGCCGTGGCATCGTCGAGATGCCCCTGGTGATGGAGACGCACACCGAGGAGCAGGCCACCGCTCTGAGCTCCACCCTCGGCGACGGCGAGGGCAACGCGCTTCCGTCCGTGCTCTGCATCCGCACCCCGGGCCCCGAGCCGCGCATCCCGCGTCTGCTGTTCGCCGCGATCGACGTGCTCACCGAGGTGGGCGTCAACGTCAGCCGCGGCGGCCGGCTCATCCGGTGGACGACGTCGGTCACTGAGGCTCTGCCGGCGGCGCCGGGTCTGAACGCTTCGACCCTGTCGTACGACGACATCGACGCCGCCTACGTCGACTACGACGCCGCGGACGACGCATACGCCTCCTATGACAGCCGCGACACCGACTACTCCCTCGCCGGGACCGCGCCGTGAGGCAGCATTCGGCGCAGCTGCGCGAGGTGCTCGCGCTCGGCTCCTTCGACCACGAATACACGTTCGATCTCTACTACGACCGCGAGCGTCGCCGTGCGGACATGCCGGTCGAGGACGTCAAGCTCAACGAGGACGCCACCGGCACGATCCAGCAGTCGGGCTCGCTGACCGTCCTCTGGACTGACGAATTCGGTGCGTCCCTCTCGCCCAGCGGTATCGGTGACGAGCTCGCCCCCTTCGGTGCGGTCATCCACCTCTTCTCGACGATCACCGCCGGCTCGTTCCGTGAACGAGTGCTGATGGGCCAGTACGAGATCACGAACGTGCCCGCCGCGCTCGACGAGCAGGCCGTCTTCCAAGGCCAGAACATCACGATCAACTCCGTCGTCGACATCGAATTCAAGGAGCTCCTCAACAGCGTCGAGCAGGACCGCTTCGACGCCCCGTACGCGCCCCGAGACCTGTCGTCGACCTGGGCCGAGCTCGCCCGCGTGGTCGGCATGCCGATCGTGCGCTCGCTGCCGGATGCGCCGATCTCACGCAGCGTCGTCTACGAGGAGTCGCGCATCGACGCGATCTACGACCTCGCCGAGCAGGTGGGCGGGGTACCGCACATCACACCCGAGGGGGCGCTCGCCGTGCGCCCGGATGCATGGCCAGCGCCGGTGGACACCCTCGAGCGCGGCAACAAGGGCACCGTCGTCGAGGTGCAGGGCGCCCTGTCTTCGGATGGCGTCAGCAACCGGGTGGTCATCCGTGGCCGCAGCGACGAGCAGGAGTCGATTCTGGGCATCGCGGAGATCACGGAGGGGCCGCTGCGGGTGCGGAACGCGGACGGCTCGCAGTCACCGTTCCGTCGCCGCACCCGCTACTTCTCGAGCGAGTACGTCACGAACAACGACCAGGGCGCCGCGTGGGCGCGCAAGCAGCTGCCGGTCGTGTCGCGGCTGTCGGTGACTCTCGACGTCACCGAGTTCTTCAACCCGCTGCGCGAGCGAGGCGACGTGCTCCGCCTCCGCCGCGGCGAGGATCTGCTGCTCGTTCGCATCCTCGACATCCGCCGTGACTCCGGCCCCGAGATGGACATGACCGTGGAGGTGGCAGGTGGCTGACGACGTCCGCGTTCTCCTCGGCCTGATCAACGGCAAGTCCAAAGTCAACGTCTACGTCGGCGAATACCGGGGACTCTCCGACGATCGGAAATTGCTGGTCGACGTCGGTGGAAGCCGGGTGCCGGTGGAGACGCTGACCCCGTACCGGCCGAGCCTCAACGAGTCGGTGTGGGTCTGGTTCGTGGACGAGCGCCCGTTCATGATGGGCCCAGTCGAACCGAAGGCCGCCACCGGCACCGTGCTGTCGGTCGCCGACGGGCTGCTCGTGCTGAGCACGGATATGGGCGAGCTGAAGGACGTGCCCTACGGCGGCGAAGAGCCGGCCGTCGGGGTGTCGGTGCGGCTGCACTGGTCGGATGGGCCCTACGCCCTGTCAGTGCCCTCGGCCGACGTCGCGGCACCGCCGGTCCCCGACCCGCCCACGGCCACCGGTGAGGTGAAGTCGCCCGAGTTCCGGGCGATCGACTCGGGCCAGTTCTACAGCCGCTGGCAGAACAACGCACTCCGCGCCTCCGACAACGTCTCAGGCGCCTACTTCTACGGCACCGCGATCGCCGACACGATCCCCGCCGACGCCCGCAACGTATCCGGCCAGGTCTACCTCCCGCTCGTGCAAGAGATGGGCGAGTGCCGGATCGGCCGCCACGCCTTCGCCTCCATGCCCGACGGGTGGACGGGCAGCACGGACGAGGTTGCCCTCTCGCCTCGTGGCGGCTGGGTCGCCGTGCCTGCGCCGATCCTCGCCGCGCTCATCGCGGCACCGGGCGGCATCACCCTCGTCTCCGGCAACGGCGACAACCGGTGGAACGGCACCCAGCTCGACGGCCTGTCGGGCTGTCTCCGCATCACCTACACCTCCTAGGAGACCCAGTGGGCTTCACCAACACCTCACCGCACGGCGGCCCGGTCTACGTCAAGACCCCCACCCAGACCGTCGCCGACCTCAACCGGCTGCGAGCGTTCGTCGAGACGACCGGCAACCAGAAGGTCGGCACCACCACCCAGCGCAACGACCCCTCCACCGTGAAGTGGGAAGGGCTGCTCTGGTGGGACACCACCCTCGAGATCCTCTACGTCTACAGCGACGGCGCCTGGACGGCCATCGCTGGCGTCCCCGCCATCGGCACCCTCAACCACGCCGGCGGCATCACATCCCGCCCCGCCGTGGAGCGCCTCGAACGCGACTACCGCGGCCAGGTCCGCGGCGCCTGGGTCGGCCAGTACAGCGCGGCGCTCGCCGACGGGTCGACGCTCGGCACCATGCCCGAGGGCTTCCGGCCGCCGGAGACGATCGAGATCGTCGCGGCGATGTCGCAGGGCGGCACTGCCAGCGCCTGCCTCGTGACCATCGGCGCCAACGGCCTCATCCGGGTCTACGGCATCGGCGGCACCGGCAACTCGAAGGTGTCCATCCCGCTCGATTACCCCGCAGCAACCTAGGAGGCCCCAGATGGGCATGGTAGACGGCACTGGCCTGGTCGAGTGGGAGGGTGGTCTGTTCGATCCGAATGGCTCGCTCCTCGCTCGCGTCATGTGGGCATTCGCGAACATTCGAGCTGAGGGCATCAGCATCCTGCTGAATGAGGCAGGCCGACCGTACGGCGTCCCCAGTGACCGCTACGCCGACAGTGCGGCCAACACGCAGTCGGGTCGCTCGACGGTCTGGTACCAGTGGGGCCGCTACCTCCGTGGCGAGACCCCGTCTGCGGCCAACCCGGCCTTCGGGCCGTACGCCTCCGAGCACACCCAGGGCCTGGCGATCGATTCGAACACGTCGAACATGTCGGTCCGCGCTCGCATCCTCCGCATGGTCGGGATGGTCAACACCATCGCGTCCGAGTCGTGGCACTCCGCGATCCGCTACGACTCCGAAGTCCCCCTCGCCGACTTCGCCGGCGGCAACTCCACCCCCATCACCGCAACGGAAGAGGACATCATCATGTCGAACATCGACGACCTGCTCGCCGCGCAGAAGCAGACCAACGACCTGCTCGCCGCCCTCCTCGGCACCCTCGCAACCGCCGACGATGCAACCAAGACTGCAACCGTCGTGCGCTCCTACGCCGACGAGGCGCAGAACCGCGTCACCACCGCGCTCATCTTCCCCGACGGCAAGGCGGTCAAGCTCTCCGAGAGCGACGACGTCGACCAGGCCGTCCTCGCGCATGTGCAGGTCTACGGCCTCAAGCCGACGAACGAGAAGAACGCGGCCCCTCGCGAGCGGTTCGGCTCCCAGGTGTCGCCCGTCCAGTGGCGGGAATTCTGGAAGCACTTCACGGGCGAGAAGCGCGGCTTCGACGCGAACGGCATCTGACCGTGGGTGTCCGCGCTCTCTGGCGCTCGGTCCGAGAGCCCCGGACGCTGAAGTCGATCTACGGCGCCATCTACTCGGTGGTGCTGCTCGGCGGCATCGGCACCCTGCTCTCCCCACCGCAGTCGATCGCCGGCGAGCTCGGCCCCGTGCTGACGGTCATCTGGTCGGTGGCGTTCATCATGGGCGCCACCGGCGGGATGCTCAGCGTGATGCCCGGGTGGTGGTGGGCCGAGCGTCTGTCGATCTACTTCATCTGGACAGGCTTCGGCATCTACCTCTTCGTCGTGATCAACCTGCACTTCACCGCGAACGGATCCCGCATCACACAGATAGCGACCATCGTCATCGCAGTGGCCCTCTTCCTCATCCGGCGGGTACAGATCCACGGGTACAGCTTCGAGCCCCGGAGGTAGCCCCCGATGACGACCGAGCAAATCGTCACCATCGCAGTCGCGGTGCTCGCCGGCGGCTTCGCGACGAAGCTGCTCGACATCCTCCGCGACGCCCGCGTCGGCCAGCTGCAGAAGCGGCGAGCCGAGGTCGACCGCGCCATCAAGGAGCGCGACACCGCGGTGCGCGAACGAGACGACGCCCGCGCCGAGACCTCCTGGTGGACGCGCTGGTCGCGCGTGCTCGAGGAGTCCCTCGCCATCCACCGGCGCCGCATGATCGACGCCCCCTGCCTCACCCCCGAAGACCTCCCCCCGTACCCGGCACGCCCGGACCGCGACAAGCCCTGAAGGAGCACCCCGTGAACCCCACCCCAAACGACACCATCACCGCCTACATCCGCACCTACGTGCCCTACGGCATCGGCGCGGCCCTCGCGTGGCTCCTCGCCACCATCGGCCTCGACCTCACGGGCGACTTCCAGATCGCCCTCATCGCGCTCGCGGTGGTGCTGGTGACGAACGCATACTACCTCGCGGTGCGGCTGCTCGAGCGGGTGCTGCCCATCCTCGGTGTGCTGCTCGGCATCCCGAAGACGCCGGAGTATGGCGAGGTCTCGAACCTGTGGGCATCCTTCGTCCGCACCGCCATCCCCACCCTCGTCGGCGCGCTCGTGACCACCGTGCTCGGCATCATCTTCCACCTCGACGCGCAGACCCAGTCGGTGTTCATCGTGCTCGGCATCGCCGTGATCGAAGCCGCCTACTACGGACTCGCCCGCAACCTCGTCGCCCGCTACCCCGGGCTCGTGTTCCTCCTCGGCTCCGACGTGACTCCGGTCTACGAGCCCCGGCATGGCTGAGCCCGACGGGGTGATGCCCGGCTCGCTGTGGCCGCCCGATTGGAACACCGGGTGGGTGACATGGCGGTACGCCAACATCCTCGGCCAGCCCAAGCAGGGCAAGGTGCGTCTCTCGCTCGCGGTCGGGCGAGCAGTGTCGCCGGAGTACGAGACGGCGATCATCGGCGGCGTGATCGAGGTCACGCTCGTGGATGGGAAGCCCTCGGGCGACTTCGTGCAGCTGAACAGCGCCGGCGTCCCGTGCATCGAGGTGCCCCGCGGCGACGACCCCGACGTCGTCCCGAACCCCATCCAGATCATCGCTGACGAGGTCTTCTCCGACGGAGGCGGCGCCGTCTCCCGGTTCGTGGTCTCGGCCGAGCACACGCTCAACGCCCCGCTCTGGATCAGCGGCAACCTCAACAGCGTCTCTGATCAGCCCGGAGTCGTCGCTCAGATCGTCTGGTACGTGCCGCTCGAAGAGTCGGGGCCACCCGCACTAGCGCAGGTCGACGACGTCGTCTGGTACATCGACACCGGCCACATCACCCAGATCACGAGCCTCTAGGAGTGCCGGATGGCTACGCAGAAAACCCTCGCCCAACTCGCCACCACTGCCTCGATCGGGGTGGCGCTCTCTGACGCCCTAGCCGATCCTGACAGCGCCGCATCTCAGACCCTCGCACAGGCCATCAAGGGCTCATTCGCGCCGGCGACCAGGGTGCGGAGCATCACCGAATTCCTCAACCCCGGCGAGACTCTCGATGTCACCGGCCAGGCGTCCATCCATGCCGTATTCCAGCGTGCGATCAACGCTCTCAGCGCGCTGTACGTGGCAGATGCGAGCTCCGCATTCGGTCAGCGGGGGTACGAGATCGAATTCCCGGCGGGGCACTTCCGTCAGACCCAGGAGGCGCAGGCAAAGACCGGAGTTGGTGTTCGAGGGCAGGGCCCGACGCAGACGGTGTTCCACCCGGAGGGCACCCAGCGCTTCATGGCCGGTGGTGCCGACACGGTCGACATCAACCTGGTATTCGCGGACAACAACTTCACGAGCTTCACCGTGGACAGCGCGAAGGTGCAGAAGTCGGGAGCGACCTACGACGGATCGATCAAGGGCATCTTCATCCGAAACATGCTCCGTCCTCGCTTCGACACCGTGCACATCGTCAACACCTGGGCCACCGCGTTCGGGCTCGACTACCTGCGGGATGGCGACTTCGTCGACTGCTTCGCCAAGAACACGGGCCGCGGGCACCGCGCCAACGCAATTGGGAAGCCTACCGACGACGAGCGAGTGGGATCTGGCGCAGGCTTCGGGCTGGGAACAGGGCTGTATCAGGACGAGCCGGTGCGGTTCACGAATTGCGCGGCAGAGGACTGCTACACCTCCGCCTTCTTCACGGAGACGGTGGCATCTGTCGGCGCCACGTACCGCTCGCGCGGGCACCAGTTCATTGGCTGCTCAGGGAAGGGCTCTCAGTACGGGTTCCTGGACGCCGGTTCGGACGGCGCGATTGTGGCCGGCTGTAACTTTTCCTACAACCTGCTGTGCGGTGTGGGTCTCGATGGTACCCACGCGGCCCCGGGTGCTGGTGTAAACGGCAAGGTCACGGATACCGTCATCGCTTACAACGGCGAGGGCAATTCGTCGGCTGCGGGGGTGCTCATCACTCGAGCGCTGTTCGGTCGGTACCGCATCGACGGCTGCACCATCACGGGCAACTTCGGCCCCGGAATCAAGTTCGCCAAGGATGACACCGATACCTACGGCGCCGACGCATGTATCGCGATCGTTGGCAACGAGATCACCTTCAACCAGGGGGCGGCGATCCGCGCCGCGCGTCTCATGCCGCCGCGCACTGCGATCGACCGGAACACCACCTATGGCAACACCGCAGCCCTCGAGATCGTGAACGGGACATCGTCGTACACCCACGAGGGGCTACGACTGCGTTTCAATGACTTCGCCGAGACATCGACGGTGACCCAGACGCTGTCCAACCCGGTCGTCACGAACAACATCGGCATCAACGCGACCATCCCGCAGGCGGTGGCTGCAGCTGCGGACGCGACCGTCAATGGCAAGGTGACGCTGACGTGGACAGCGCCGCTCGAGACGCCGACGGACTATCGAGTGGAGTGGCAGAACACCAACACGGGCACCTGGAATACGGTGTCTCGCACCGCTTCCACCTCGACGTCGCAGACAATCACCGGCCTGCCGTCGTTCGCGAAGCTCGCGTTCCGCGTGGCTGGCATCGTGTCGGGCGCAGTCGGCACCTACTCGTCCCTGGTCTACACGAAACTCATCCCCGCGCCCTACGCGGCGGACTACTTCAATCGCGCCGACGGAGTCCTAACGACCGCACCAGATGGGCAGAACACGCTCACCTGGAACGACCGTGATGCTGGTGCTTGGTCAATCCTGTCGCTGTCCGCGCGACCGACCGTCACCTACACGAACAGTGTTCGAAAGGCGCTGACGCTCGACACCGGGTCGGCCGATGGGGCAGTGCGGGCGCGGTACTTCAAAGCGCCCCCAGTGGCGACGGACGTTTCCACGTCCGGGCTGCTCGTCCGCTACGTGGACTCCTCGAACTATGTGGTGCTCGACATGACGTCGGCCGGGGTGTGGCAGCTGCGGAAGCGGGTAGCCGGCACCTACTCCACCATCCAAGGGGCAATCGCGACTGCGGCCGTTGGCGATCTGGTGATGGTGCAGTTCAGCGGCAACGTATACACGGTGACCATCAACGAAAATCCGTCCGTCACTGCCACCGATGCGGGTTCGTCACTGATCACCGCCACGAGCCGCGGGCTTATGCAGGCCGGGGCGAACGTGTCGGGCGGTGGCAGCCCGATGAAGTGGGACGACTTCGAAACCTGGAACGTCGCAGCCTAGGAGGGCTGGGTCGGGCAGTCCCATTTTCCGCAACGTTCGCTCGAACACGAGAGCCCCTCGCTCCGCCCCTCGTCTTGAGGTGGCCGGAGCGGGGGGCTCATTCGTCGTTCCGGCCATCAGTCGTTGAGGGTGATGACCGAGTCCATGCCGCGGTCGGGGTGGTAGGAGAACGAGATTTCGTAGTCGTCCCACTCTTCTGTCTGTCGCCCGTCCATCGACGTCGTCTGCTCCATGTGAGAGGTGACGGCGGACGGAGCGTCCAGCGCGTCCATGATGCAGAAGAGTTGGTCGATGTCGACGCCGGCAGAATCGTCCTGCCCCCTGCTCTCGATCGTCAGGCTCTGCCCCTCATCACCGACGACGGCGTAGGAGCGGTTCGCCCCGCAGCTGTTCACCGCGAGCAGCAGCTCTCGCGACTTGCCCTCTTCTGCAGCGGCCGAAGCCGTCGCGACCGCCGCCGCCTCGTCGCTCTCGTGCACGGCGGCCACACCAGCCGAAGCGCCGACCCCGACGCCCACACCGACCAGGAGTCCGATCACACCCGTCAGCGCCGGCACCACCCACCGGCGACCACGCCGCACCGGCAGTTCCACCGCTCCACTATCAGCACCATCGCTCATCCTGAACCCCATCCAACGCCTTGCGACGACTCCCCCGCCGCTACTGAGCGCCTATTCTGCCAGACCGCGGGACTCTGTCGGCGCTCGCCGTAGGCGTCAGCCCCATGCTCCCGTCGGCGTCGTGTTGAGTTGCGGCTCCACCAGGCCGTGCAGCGCATCTCAGTGGCATGCTGTTGCGGCGGCCTCAAGGGTGTCGAAGTACCCGGCGCCAACGAGTCGGCGGGGGTCGACCGACGTTCACCGCCCGGAACCGCCAGACCGTCTCCCCGTCATGCTGGACGGGAAAGGGTGCTCCTCTCGGAGCGCGCCGGCCCGCGCGGACTGTCGGTGGTCGAGTGCCCCCTGTCAGGCTCGAACTGACGACCCATGGATTAAAAGTCCACTGCTCTACCAACTGAGCTAAAGGGGCTACGCGGCTATTCTGTCACGACGTGCCCGCTGGGCGGTTGCAGCTGATCGCTGCGAGGCGCGGCGCCGAGTGATCGCGGGCATCTTCGCCACGGCTGCCACCATCTCCTCGTCGGTGACCTCCATGTAGAGCTGGGTGGTGGCGAGCGAGGCGTGGCCCAGCATCTCTTGGACCGTGCGCACGTTGACGCCCTCGCGAAGGAGGGTGGTGGCGTAGAAGTGCCGCAAGGAGTGTCCGGTCAGGCGGCCGTCGGTGATGCCAGCGGATCGGATCGCCTTGCCGATCCGATCGGACGCGGATGCCATCAGGATGTGGCCGCCGCCGTTAGGAAAGAGCTTGTTGCTGCCGGGTGTCGGGAACCACCAGCCGGTACGCGGATACTCAGCGGCCATTTCGAGCAGGAGTGGGTGCAGTGGGACGGTGTGCTCGAGGCCGCCCTTTCGGACGGAATGCAGAGTGCCGGCGACGTGGTCGATGTCCTGGCCCCGTATCCGTACGATCTCGCCGATACGCAGGCCGGAGAGCGCGGCAATGGTGACGATGTCGCGGGTGCGCTTGTAGATGCCTGAGTCGAGGATGTCGTCGACCTGACCGGCCCGAAGTGGCCGCGCGCGACGCCTCGGCACCTTCACCTTCGGGAGTGCGGCGGCGGGGTCGGTGTCGCGGTATCCCTCGGCGTGCATCCAGGCGAAGAACGTCTGCAGGTAGGAGCGCTCGGACTGCTTCGTTCCGGCGGCGAGTGGCTTGCCGGTGCGCGGGTTGGGCCGTCCGAGCAGGATCAGAAGGTCGCGCTTGGTCACTTCCAGTGGCGTGCGCCCCGACTGTCGCTCGAGCAGTCTGAGGCACTCCTCGCGGTTGCGAATAGTCTTCTCGGACAGATTCGCGGCTCGCTGATGCAGCGCGAATTCATCGATGTAGTAGTGCCATTGTGCTGCTGTACTCGTGCGTCGTTGCATGACTGACCCATCTCTTCGGGCCGACAATGTAACGGGTTGAAACGCAATTACGTTCCGGGGTGAAGTATTCGGAGCAATGGCCTCCGCGGATTGGTTCAAGCCCCGACGAGTGCGGATGCGCCGAAAAGTGGCGTGACGGTAGCGAGCTCCTCGTGGTGGACGTACGACGTAGCGGCGGACGGAAAGACCAGAACATCGGCCCCATAATCCGCGGGTCGAGGGTTCGAGCCCCTCCGGGCCCACCGCGTGATCACTGCGATCGGCGCCCCTCGCCCACTGTCAGTCGACCACCATCGGAGGCGGGCAGACGGAGAGTTGCTCCACCGAGGTGCTCAGCGCGTTCTTACCGCCGACCAGCACGACCCACTCGACTCCACGATCGAGCATCGACGCCTTAACGCTTTCGGGCACGCAGTCGGTCTGCGACAGGTACAACGGCTGGACGAATGATCCCGCGGAAGCGGCTGCTGACAGCGCATCGGGGAAGTTCGAACCGGTGACGAGGTACGCGTAGCGCGGGACGCCAGTCTGATACTTCTGAACGAGCAGCGCGGCGGTGTCGTAGCGGTCCTCGCCCGCAACCCGCTCGGTTCCGGCAATTCCTTCCAGGTCGGAGCTGATTCCGTCTGAGACGGCGTTCGTCCCGCCTGCGATGAAGAGCCCCGTGGGCTGGAGCTCCGTGAGGAGGTCAGTCGTCGCCTCGTCGAGCGAATCCTTCGACCCGTCGACGAGGACCACCGGTGACGTGCGCGCCCCGGCGATCGCTCCTGCCGTGAGCGCATCCGGGTAGTTGGTACCGGTCGCGATGAACGGCGAGACACCCTTCGCGAGATCGGCGAACGCGAACTCGGCCACGTTCCTCGAGACCTCGTATCGGTCCGCGCCCGAGATCCGGATGGTGTCGGGAACCATCGCCTTGAGTTCCGAGAACACCGAGTCGGTCACGGCGTTCGGCCCTCCCACTACGACGACCTTGGACGCCCCCAATCGTTCGATCTCGGCCTTCACCTTAGCGGGAAGGTTGTCCGATTCGGTGAGGAGCAGAGGGTCGTGGCCTCGGATCGCGGCAGGCCCGGCTGAGAGAGCATCGGGATAGTTCTCCCCCGTCACGATCCAGACAGCATCGGCGCCACTGTCAGGCCAGTGATTCCGCGACACGCTCACAGCAGTTGAGTATCTTTCGGCACCCTCGAGGCGCGAAATGGTCGTCGGGGTTTCGCTCGAGAGCGGGAGGTTGATGTTGAGTCCAGTCAGGTCTTCCCCCGCTTTGACCGTCGTCACCAGAGCTTTCGACGGATCAGGCGTTCCACCGAGATACTGCGTCTGGTAGCGGGCGCCCGGGAAGGAAGGCCCGCCCGTCGAGGGATAGAAGATGATGCGGTACTTCCCCGGCTTGGGCGTGCTCACCTTGAAGCTGCCGTCTTGGCCGGTTCCAACGAAGCTGTAGAGCCCGCCGTCGGCGCCGAGGAGCTGGACGGTCACGCCGGTGCCGGGGGTCTGACCTGCACCCAAGGTGACGGTTCCCGAGAGATAGGCGTACTCGGCGTCGGCCCGCTCCGAGGCGGGAGGAGTTGACGTGGATGCCGCGGCCGGAAGTGCCAGGCCGCCCACACCCAAGGTCGTCGCTGCGAGGACTGCCGGGACGGCGAACCTCAGCGAGACCCTTCGCAGTTTTCGAGAGGTGATCGTCCGGTCCGAGCGTCTGGTTCGTGTCAT